CCTGTAAATAAATACTTTAGATTGTTAGGTAAGAGTGATGATAATAATATGTTTCTATCAATAGGAGAATCGTCAGACAAGTCATACAAGTTAAGTTTTGATGGCTCTACATCTACTGAACTAGCAGTTGACCAAACATATTGGATTCCTAGTAGCGATAAGCTGCTTATAACAATACAAAGAAGTGGAACTACACTTTATGTAAGAGAAAACGGAACGGAAATAAAAAACACTACTGTTTCAGCTAATGACTTTACTTTCGACCAAGTAGGAAAGTTAGGAAATAACACTGACTTTTTCTTTAACGGTTACATATATCACTTCTCTGTTTTTGATGGATATTTAAACACTAACCTTGAAACTGTTGAAAATTCAATAATAAGTTCTACTGATAAAGCTAAAGGTATATAATGAACAATTTAAAAAAAGTATTTCAGAAAATAGGGAAAAGACTTGTTAAAGACTTTAAGGAAGAATTAGAGCAGCAAGGACACAGAGCATCTTCTTCGGGAAGTATTATAGATGGTCTTAGATTTAAAGCAACAGAAGATGGAGTTGAAATAACAACTGATAAGGGATATGCTGCTGTTCTTAATTATGGTGCAAAAAAACACTTTCCTAATAGAAGTGCAATGGAGGATTGGGTAAGAAAGAAGGGGTTTGCATCTACGGAAAATGAAGTAAGACAAATAGCTTATGCTATATCAAGAAGAATAAGTATAGAGGGAACTCCAACAAAAGGAAGTTATGACCCTGCTATAACAAACAACGGAAGAAGAAAAGGTTGGATAGACCACGTTGCAAAGAAAAGCGAAAAACAAATAACAAAAGATATTCAGACTGCTGTCGTAAAAGACATAGAAATATTATTTACTAAACTACCAAAAGAAATATAATGGCTAAAAACGAAACTGTATATAATGTAACCATTAAAGGAACTACTGAGCTTCAAAAACTTAGAAAAACTATTGATGAAACAGAGAGGTCTTTAAAGAACCTAAAGAAACAAAAAAACCAAAACAAAGAAACCACAGATAGACAGGTTAAGGGTTTAGACCATCTTGAAAGAAAGTTAAAATCTACAAGAAAAAAATATAATGATTTAAACAAGGAAGTCAAAAATACAAGCAAAACAACTAAAAGTAGTGTTGGATTTGTGGCTAAGATGGCGGGTGCTTTTGGAGCCGCACAAATTGCTAGTCAGGCTTTTACTAGGGTAACTAGATTGTTGGGTCAAGCTATAAAAGACGGTATTACAACATTTAAAGATTTTGAATTTGCAATGGCTAAGGTAAAGGCTATTTCAGGTGCTACTGATACTGAGTTTGTAAATCTACAATCATCTGCAAAAGAGCTAGGTAAAAGTACATTCTTTACCGCATCACAAGTAGCACAACTTCAATTAAACTTATCTAAACTTGGGTTTAGTTCTGATGAGATAATGCAATCTCAGGAAAGTATATTGCTTCTTTCTACTGCTTTGGGAGAAGACTTAGGTAGAACAGCAACGGTTGTGGCTTCTACAATAAGGGGTTTTGGTGCTGACACGGTAGAAACTGCTAGATTTGCAGATGTTATGGCTTCTGCCTTTTCAAACTCCGCACTTGATATAGAGAAGTTTCAAACTTCAATGTCTAAAGTTTCCGCTATTGCTTCTATGGCAGGGTTTAGCTTTGAAGAAACAACGGGTCTTTTAGGGTTGCTTACAGACAGGGGTATCGAAGCATCTATTGCGGGTACTTCTCTTAGAAACATTCTTTTACATTTACAAGACGGGTCTTCAGACCTATCTAAAAAACTAGGAAGAACAGTACATTCAGGAGAAGATTTTATTCTTGCTTTAAAAGAACTTAGAAATAGCGGTATAGATGTTGCGGGAGTTATGGAGATAGTAGATAGAAGGCAGGTTCAAGCAATGAACTCTTTTATTGACGGTGCTGATACTTTAACTGATTTCAATGAGCTTCTTAGCAAGTCTTCGGGAGTTTCAAAGGGAATGGCAGAAATAATGGAAGACACTTTGGCGGGTTCTATATTAAAAGCTAAATCAGCTTGGGAAGGTCTTACCATAGCTCTCTTAGAAGGCGGAGGTTTTATGCAAAAAGTCGTAGATGGTCTAACTTCTTCTATTTCAGGTCTTACCTTAGTTTTTCAAACAGCAGAGCAGGGAGCTAGTATTGAGTTTGGAGATAGGCTTAAAAAGGCTTCTGAACAATTTGCAGCACACAAAAAAGATTACGATGATGCTCTTAAAAAAGGAGGGGGTAAAACTGTTATGATTCAAAAGGAACTTAGCGACTTTCTTATGAAACAAGAAGACTTGTTGGCTCAAAACATTGAGTTTGCAAAATTCTCAATCGGAATGACCGAAGACGGTATGCTTACCGCTACTCCTGAGAGTTTAGGAATGTCTAAAGATGAACTTGATATTCAAATCAAGATGATTGATTCAATGGAAATTGCATTAAAACAATTATTTGCCCGAACAGACAAACAAGTAAAAGATGAAAAGAAAAATGCTGATGAAGAGAAGAAAAGAAAAGAAGAACTAAAAAAGACACTTGCTGCTGAACTGTTAGCTAAAAAAGACTTAATAAAGGTTCAAGAGCTTTTATTAGCTCAGGCTAAAGAATTACCACAGAATAACGAGAAAGAGTTGACCTTTAAAAATAAAGAAATTAAACTAATAAAGGACGAAATAAAAAGATTAAAAGAGTTAGGTGTAGAGAAAGAAAAGAAAGACGACCCTGTAAAAGAAGAATTAGCTAGACTAGAGTTAGAGTTAATGGAAACATTAAATAGTCAAAAAATGATGTTTGCTGACAAAGAAATTAAAACAAAAGAAGATTTAAACAATACTCTTATAAGTTCTCAGCTTATATTTCTTCAACAAATGTTAGAGATAGAAAATCTCTCTATTGAACAAAGAATAAGTTTAGAACAAAAGGTTGCGGATATAAAAGCAAAAAATAGAGAAGATGATTTAAAGCAAACAGAAGAATCTGAAAAAATTAAATCTGAGCTAATAAAAGCCAACATTGATAATGCTCTTAAAATAGGTGCTTCTCTTGGGCAGATAGGCGAAATTATGGGGAAAAACTCTGCTGCTGCGAAAGCTAGTATAGCTATAACTAAGGCTGCATCCGTTGCTAGTGCTATTAATGGTATTATAGATGCTAAGGGGGCTATTACTGCACAAGCAGACTCAGGAGACCCTTACACCGCATTTGGTCGTATGGCGTTAATGGCTGCTGCTGTTGCACCTCTTATAGCTAGTTTAGTTGCTCTGAAAAGCGGTCAAGATAAGTTTGCTAACGGTGGACTTACAAACGGAGGAATGTTTAAAGGTGCTTCACACGCCAACGGTGGTGTTAAGTTTGCGGTAGGTGGTAGAATACACGAAGCAGAAGGTGGAGAAGCTATTATAAACAAGCGTTCTACTGCAATGTTTAAACCAATGCTATCTGCTATAAATCAAGCAGGAGGTGGTGTTAAATTCGCTAACGGTGGGTTTTTATCAACAGGAGAAAAGTTTGCAATGGGTGGAGAAGTAGCTGACGTACAACAAATGATTGGAGGTATGGGAGGTACTACACAGGTAGTAATGGTAGAGAGTGATGTAACAAAAACACAGGGTAGAGTTTCTAATATAGAAAGTCAGGCTACTTTTTAGTATATTGCACAATGGCTATAAGACAAAATAAAAAAGAAATAGTATTAGAGTTCGTAGATAAGATATACGAAGAACTAAAATTAAAGTATTCTGAAGATGCAGGAATAAAGAATGTTTTGTATCATTTAGCAGAAAATGGACTTATAGACCCTAAGCAGTTAAGAGATTATATGGTTATATCAGACTACGGTAAAATTATAGAAGAAAACGCAGGACACAAGACGTTTACTTTTATGGATTTATCTATTAAATATGACATATCTGACCGAACAGCTCAGACCATTGTTTACAGAGCAAAACATAAATTTAAGAACGAAAACAACATAAGAAAATAGTTTTACGTAGTTTTTCGCAAAGTCTAATATAACTATATATATATTTGCAATTATGAACAAATGGTACTCAATAGAAAACAAGGCAGAAAGCAATTCAGTTGAAATCTCAATTTACGATGAGATAGGCGACTACGGAACTTCTGCTAAAGACTTTATAGAAGAAGTAAAGAATGTTAGCGAAAGAGATATTACACTAAGAATCAACTCTGTTGGTGGTAGTGTTTTTGATGGACTTGCTATTTACAATACTTTACGTTCTCATAGAGGTTATGTAAACATTAAGATTGAAGGATTGGCTGCTTCAATTTCTACCGTTATTGCAATGGCAGGAGATAATATTGAAATGGCTGAAAACGGATTTTTTATGATACACAACCCATTCGGACAATCGGCAGGAGAAGCAGTTGATATGCGAAAAACTGCTGATTTACTTGACAAGATAAAAGATGAAATTATCGAAATATATCAAAGAAAGACTAACTTATCTTACGATGAGCTTTCTAATATGATGGATAAAGAAACTTGGCTATCAAGTCAGGAAGCTGTTGAACTTGGTTTTGTTAACAATATAACAGAAGCAATGAAAGTAGCTGCATCGTTTGACCTTTCTAAATTTACTAACGTAAATGAAAAAGAGGTTAACGACAAACTAGGATTAATTAATAACCAAAAATCATTAAAAATGACCGAAGAATTAAAAACTTGGTTTAATGGTGTTAAAGAAGAAATCTTAAACGCTGTTAAAGGAGAGGATGTAGTTTCATCTCCTACTAAAGAAGTTTCAGTTCTTTTTTCTGACAATGAAGAAGTAGTAAATAAGTTCTCTGAGCTTGAAGAAAATGCTATATCTTTAAGAGAAGAAAAAGAAGAACTAGCAGGTCTTGTTGGAGAAAAAGAAGGCACTATTGCTGACTTAACTAACAAGGTGTCTGAATTAGAAGCTAAATTAGCAAAAAGCGAAGCTACTGAAACAAGCGTAGAAGCTGACACAGACCCTGCAATCAACGAAAGTGATGTTGTAGTTAATGAGTGGGACTCTTTCGCTAAATCAATATTAAAATAATAATTAAATAAAAATTAAAAAATTATGCCAACTTATACAAGTGCAAGTTTACCTACTGTAAAGTCTTATGATGTCAGTAAGTATGTTTTAGAGCCATTATTTATGGGTCAAGATTATATGTCCTATATGGACGTAATGCCTAATGTATCAGGAACAATCGTTGTTGATAAATTCAAGGCTATTGGTGGAATTACTAACGCTTTCGCTTCAGGTGCTTTCTCAGGAGAGTCAGGAGAGATAGGCGACACTATAACAATTACTCCTGTTCGTAGAGAAGCAGAGATTGCTTTCGCAGGAGATTCTTTATACAACAAAATCAAAGGTCAGCTTATGAGAGGTGGACACGACTTTGACAATGTTGAAGGAACTGTTGTTAAAAACATTTTATTAGAAATGATTGGTCAAGGTGTTAAGTCTGACTTTAACAAGCACCTTTGGTTATCTGATACTTCAGCATCAGGTGCTTTTGGAGATTTCGATGGTTTGTTTGATGCAGCTTTCGCTGTTACTGCAAACAAATTAAATCGTGGAACTTTAGCTACTGAACAACCAACTGATGCAGCTTTAGTTGCAGGTCGTGGTTTAGATATTCTAAAGGGTCTTTATGATATTGCTTCTCCTGAATTATTGGAAGCAGGAAATCACGTTTACATTGTTTCAGGCGATATTGCTGATGACTATATGGCTACAAACTTAGAATCTTCTAGCTTTGCAGCAGCAGGTTATGGTGCTATGGTTAATGGTGTTCCTAACTTAACTTACAGAGGTATTCCTATCATTGTTCGTAGAGATTGGGATGTAGCTATTGCTGCTAACGTTGCGAACATCAACGGTGCTTCTACCGCTGCTGAAACTCACAGAGCTATGCTAACTACTCAAGATGCTTTCGTTGTTGCAACAGACTTCAGCGAGAACTCAGTAGAGCAATGGTACTCTAACGATAACAAAGAATATCGTTTCCGTGTAGCTTACTCAATCGGTTGTGCATTGAAAGATGCTAAATTGGCTGTGTACTACACACCTGATAATATGGCGTAATTAATATAATATAGGGGGTTGCAATACACCCCCTTATATTTTAACTTTTAAATAATAATAAAATGGCAATAGAAAATTTAAGTATCGCACATACTGACTTAGAAGTAAGAGGTGGACTGCAATACGTTGCAATAGGACTTCTATCACAGGCTTCAGCAATGGGTTTTGATAACTCTAATGTTCACACTATGTCTTATACTGCTGCTGCTGCTTTAGAGCTTTTTGACCTTAAACAAGGTACAGGTTCTTTAACAACAAGTGGTTCAAAAGAAGGTGGAACAATTTTGTTTGAACACACAGTTTCTTTTTACATTCCTAATTGTTCTTCTGCACACTTAAGAAGTTTAGAAACATTAAAAGACCAAGACTTAGTTGTTATAGCACAACAATATAACGGAACTGCTTTTGCTTTAGGTGTTTCTCAAGCATTTGCTTTAGAGGACAGTACATTAGGTAATGTTCAAATGAGAGCAAGACTTTCAACTATCGAAGGTGGTACGGGTGCTGCTCTAGGAGATGAAAATGGTTTGACAGTAACTATCGTAGCTCAATCAGGAGAACTACCAAGAGTATCTTCTAACACTATTACACTTGATACTAACGCAGGTACTGCAACTTTATCATAATAATTAACTAAAAAGGAATGGGTTTGGCAAGTGAATTTGCCATCCCCCTTCTTTTTATTATATTTACGATATGTATAAATCTAAACTAAGCAAAGGAACAACATTCTTTAATGGATTTAAAGTAAGTTGGTCTAATGCAACTCAAGAAGAACTTAAAAAAGTTCACGAATTAGGACATACTAATTTTGTAACAAAAGAAGAAAATGCAGAATCAAAAAAGACAAAATCAAAAGCCAAAAAAGCAAAAAAACAAAACTCAGATAAAGAGTAATTTTGGTGCTAAGTACGCTTTTGTTAATCTTTCTACTCCACAAATTTCTACTGAAGTAAAAGACTTAGATACATTAAGAGAAGATTGGATGCCATTTGGTAAAGACAATCTGTTTCCTCAATATCTTGCTGAGTTAAAAAGACAATCCTCAACTCATCGTTCCGTATTAGCACAGAAAACAACTTTTACAACGGGAGCAGGTTTTACAACTGACAACGAAGAACTTAAAGGATTTATAGAAGATGTAAACGCAAATGGAGAAAGTTTAAAGGATTGTTTTAAAAAATTAGCAGATGACTATTACACTTATGGTAATGCTTTCTTAGAAGGCGTTATTTACGATGGTGGAATAAACTTTTATCACAAAGACGCATCTACTGCAAGATTATCTAAAACTAAAACTCACGTTTACTTTAATCCTGATTGGACTAATTACAAAAGAAACAAGGAAAAAACTCAAAGAATACCTATATACCCTAGCGTATCGGCAAGTAGATTTATAATACACTACAAAGACTACGAAAGTACATTTAACTTTTACGGATTACCTGACTATGTTGCTGCATTAGAGCATATAGCAATAGACTATGAGATTGGTAAATATAATCACACAGCTTTTAAAAATGGTTTTAGTCCTTCTGCTATTGTAACTGTTAATGGGGATTTTGGCGAAGCAGAAGCTGAAAAGTTTGTTGAAACTGCCAAAGACACTCTTACAGGTAGTGGCAATAACTCTAAAATACTTTTCTTAGTAAAGAACGGAGATGATGCAAACAGCACAGATGTTCAGATTTTAAACAACAAAGAGGATGGGGATTTCTTAGATTTACAGAAATTAACAGACCAAAATATAATTACTGCTCATAGATGGCAACCTGCTTTGAGTGGTATAGTTTCATCAGGAAAGATGAATAACACAGGTAGCGAAATAAGAATTGCTTATGACTTGGCGATGAGTACAGTTATTAGAGATACTACTAACATACTTCTTTCTCCTATAAAAAGCGTTATAAACAGAGAGTTAGGTATAGACACTTCTGATTTAAGTGTTGTTTATGAACCACCTATTTCATTCTTAGCTGACATAGACCCTAAACAAGTTCTTACTGTTAATGAGCAAAGAACAATGCTTAACAAAGACTTACCTGATATTAAGGATGGGGAACTATTGATTTCAGACAGACAATTTATTAGAGTAGAAAAAACAACAACAAACGTATAGTATGGCAAACGTAAGACAGTATAATAATTTTGTAACAGCTTCAGAAGTAATAGCAAATGCTTTTACTAATCAAGCTACTGATACAGCATTAATATCTGAGAGTATATTAGATGTTGCTGAATTAGCACACATAAAGCCTATGTTGGGTTTAGATATGTACGAAGAATTAAAAATACAAAACCATAACGGAACTCTTACAACAGCAAATAGCGATTTGTTAACTCACTACTTAAAACCTGCTTTATATTGGTACACTCGTTTTGAAGTTATGAACGAGATACAATACAATACAACATCAGCAGGATTAGTTGTTAATGTTTCTGAATTTAGTAACCCTGCAAATGTAGAGCAGTTTAATCAAATGAAGTCTGACACATTCAGAAAGGCTCAGGTTATGAGTGATGATATGATTGCTTATATAATGCACGATGACCAAAACAATGACTATCCTTTATTTGGTCAAGACGGAGATACATCTATGCCTAACTTAGACGGGGATATGGCTAAAAAAATGAATGGAATAATTTTTTACTAATGGAAAACGCTGTAACAGAAGCTGTAAAGAAGGGTCTTGAAACAAAAGTAAAAGACCATAACGAAGAAATAAAAGACTTAAATCTTGATTGGAACGCAAAAGTTACATTAAAGAAGTTGGAAAAGGTTTTTGAAAGAGGTTTAGGTGCTTATAAAACAAATCCTGAATCTGTTAGACCAAATATGACACCTCAACAATGGGCTTATGCTAGAGTAAATTCTTTTCTTCACGCTATGAAAAAGGGCAAGTATAGAAGTGGTAAGCACGATACTGATTTACTACCAAAAGACCACCCTGTAAAAAAGTCTATGGAAGATGTAGAAAACGCTAAGGTTAGGAAAAATGATAATTGTCCTGATGGATATGAACATCAAATGCCCGATGGCTCTTATATGTGTGGAAAAGAACACGGTGGGGGTGGTTACAATTCTTCTGAAGAATTGATTGACTTTATGACTGAGTTTTTAAGCGATTTTATTTCTAGCTTAGATGTTAAAAATGCTTTTACTCAAGAAGAAATAGACGAAACATATACAGAATATAAATCATCTGTAAATATGAGCTATTCTGAACTAAAGAGATGGTCTGAATCAGAGTGTAGTAAAAAAGCTAGTATAGGTAGAACTGCAATAAATAGAAATCTAACATTACTTTCTAAGAAAAAATCAGATTGGACTTCTGCTAACGCAACAGAAGCAAGAAAAGCTATTGCATTTATAGCAAGAGCAATAAAACAACCACAAGGCAAAGATGTGAGTAAAGATTGCCCATACTCTAAGAATTATATTGCTTTAAAAAATTGGGCTTACGATAGAAATAAAAAATAATAAGATATGGCAAGTACAGTAACATCAGCAACTCTTGAAGTTGTAATATCAGAAACTCTTAGTTTAGGCGGAACTCAATATGGTGGTACAAAAACACTATCAATAGGAAGTATAAACGAAGTTTTCAAAAGAATAGTAAAATGTGTAAACAGTCAGACTACTACTGTTGCTACATTTAACGGAAATGCTTTTGCAT